TTGCATCAAACCCTCCTATGATATCAAAGTTGTAATAATGTTTGAATATTTTATTATTAGATTTAGAAGCTGGTACTGTAAACGTTTGAGTAAATTCAGTAAATATCTTTGCAGGGTCTTTAATGTTTTGGATGGACTGATTAAAAGAAACCTGTTCATCTTTAAATAAGTCAATTCTTTCATTTGCTATATAGAGTTGTAGTTTCTGCATTATCTAACATTGTTTATGTAATCGAATGACATATCAAAATCAAAAGTATATTCTATTAATTTGTCGTTTAGTGATGTCTTTTTTACTAAATTGTTTTTTCTAACATTTACAGGCACTACTTCATCTTGACTTGGATTAAATGGTTTTGGTCTTGTAAGCCATACTTGTTCTGATAGCATTAATTCTTCGAACCATTGATTAGCCCATTCAGGATAATAACCAGAACTTAAGGTAACGCTTGTATTGGCTATAGTATTGTAGTCTTGTTTGGTATGTACATTTTCATCATAAGTTCCTGTAGAAGTTATTATGTTTCTTTGAAACTGCTCTTGTTTTTTGTTTGTAGTATTTACTGATTTTAAGAAAAACCAAATGTCTTGTAAAGCACCAAATTTATTTACAAATGTAACTTTATGACCATCTCCGTATTTAGTACAGTCTACTCTTACTATATTCATTTTAGTTCCTGCAGGACTACCTATTATTTCTGTTGCAGTTGTTGAATATACTTGATAGCCTAATTGCTCTAAAACTGTTATATAAGGAACATATCCTCCTTTGTTGTTTGGAACATAAATATAATATTCATTGTTTGTTGTTCCATAAGGGTCAGGGCTAATAAGCCAATTAGGTCTTGAGCCAAAAGGCACTGTTGGATTATCTCCTTCCATAAAAGTTCCATAAGCATCATAACCTATATCAGTAAACGTATCTGTTGTTAATGCAGTTCCTGTTCCATCTGTTGATGCGTGTGATGTTAATGTAGATATAATTGCTAATGTTTCAGCACTATAAGTTCCGTTAAAAGTAATATCAATAAAATCCCTACATAGTTCTGCTATTTCCCATAACATTGTTTCATTTAAAGATGTTCTTTTTACAAGTGTATATTGTATAGTTCCATCAATACTAATAGTTATTTTTGCAGAATTAGGGCTTCCTGTATCTGCTGTTGCTGATTTATATTGTGGACTTCTTAATGCTATTGCTGCCATTGTTTATTTTTTTGTTCCTAATATTATTCCTTTTTCTATATCTAATATAAAGTCGTTTATCAATTCTTCTGGCAGTCTTTTAAAAGCTGCTTCAAATGGTTTAGTGAAAAAGTATGTAGGTTTAAAACCTTGTGCATATATACTTCTTTGTAATACAAATGCCATACTCTTATAACTGCCTTTTTTAAACTTACCTTCTTTATCTCTAAATCTTATATTCTTTCTTTGCGCCCAATCTCTTAAAGGTTGCATTGGTGGCATCTTTTGTTTGTAACTAAACTTGCTATTAGGTGCTTTTTGTCTGCCTCCTTTTATTAATGTTGGATTAGCACCCTTAACCCCTTGATCTTGGAACATACCATAATCTTCCATATAGAAGTCAAGTATAAATCCTTTTTGTTCTTCATCTAAAGTATATCTTATAGATTCATATAAAGCACCACCACCTTGTTTGTTTTTGGTTAGTCGTGTTCTTGCTTGTTGAACAACATACCTGCCAAAATCGTTAAGAGCCTTATTTAGATTTTCAAAATTCATTAACAGATTCTTATATCATTATAAATCATTATATCCATAGTTGCAGTCCATCCTGCTAACTGATTTTCAAACCTATCATAAAATGGTTCACAACTTACAGGACTATCAAGTTGGTATTGATCTTTGTATAAAGTACCCATTCTTAAAACCTGAATTACTTTGTTTAATACTGCTAATTGAGTGTTTAAAATATCTTGCTCATTGTTATTCCCTTTAAACCTATCTTCTGTTGGTAGTTTAGATTGATCTACAATATCCATAGCAAGTATGCTTATGTTAAATGTAAGTGTTTGTTCTTCTTGTGTAACGTTGTTTACTATAATATGTGCAAGTGGAAATATATCTTGTTTGTTTAGATTAACATCATATATATCTCCTGTTGTAACTGTATTGCAATTTACATCTGCAAGTAATGTATCTTTTATAGTTTCAGTTAATTGATAAAAACCTCTTATTCCTTGTTGGCTCATTTGAATTTACTTTTTATTTGTTTTGATTCTAAATCATTTTTGTCTTTCATAAATGCTAACATCATTAAACACTTATGTATATTTAATTCTGTGATATGTTCAAATCTCGTAATATCACCTCCAGCGAGTCCGTAAAGGCTTGAATACCAACCCCATTTTTTAGCAAATCCAGCTCTGGAACTTGTAGTTTCACCTCCTTGTTCTCCAAATAATTCATCATAGTTTGTGATAATTCGATCCCTAAACGATAAAAAAAAAGTATAGAACCAAATACTGCATCCATAGGCATATTGATTAATCTGTCTTTTTTATCAGGGTCATAGTCCTCTATTAAGTATTTATCTCCCAGCTTCTGTTTTATGGGTCTATATAGAACATTCATTGCAATTTCAATTTGATCCCAGTTTCCCATATAGGTATCTAAATCAATATATTCGCCTAATGTAATTTCATCAAGATCTGGAACAAATCCATATTCTACATTATTTAACCAGAATGATTTTTGTAAATCAGGCTTTTGTTCAAACATATCGCTTATTATTTTAGCAATACGATCTGCGTCTGATAGTTTAATGTTTAGAGCATCTTGTGATTTTATTCCACAAAATATCTCTATCATTTTAGTTTGTATGAAATGATTGTCATTACCTTCGTCTTGTACTTTTAAGAACTTTTGATATTGCTTTAATGTAATCTCATTAAGTTCAGTAGGAACGTTTATATTAGCTTTCATACTTATATAACGTAATTAAAGCAGGATTTTAGTATAAAAAAAAAGGTGCTATTTCTAACACCCTTTTTCCAAACAAAACAACTCGTTTATAGCATACTGGCTTCCCAACAATTATTGGAGCAGTATTCATTTTCTTTAAATATTGGTTTCCCACATTCCATACATTCGTGTTCTGGATATGCTACTGTAGGATCATTATAATTCATATTCTTTTTTTAAAGGTAATTCAACTTTTAATTTTTCATAAGAATTGAAATGATGAATATTTTGATAATTATCTTTTATTATATGTTTAGAATTAGCTTCTAAAAGTTTATCTCTATTATTTCTGATTAATTCTATTTTTCTTTTTTCAAAGCAGTATTTATAATCAATCCATCCATAACCATAGTCTTTATCGTGTTTTTCATTTAATTTAATATATAATCTTTCTAATGCATTTATAACTATGAGGTTAGTAATTATATTTGATTCATTGTTTTCAATATTATTATTTATATAATCTTCAAGTGCATCAATTAAAACATTTGTTTCTGTTCTGCTTAAATGTATATTGTCTTTATATTTTCTCATAAATCATATTCTTTTAAATCTTCTTTTAGTTCTTCTAATTCTAATATTGCATCGTTTCTTTGTTCACGAAATTCACTATTAGCCATTTTACAAGCTGTAAGGTCATTCTGTAATCCTGCAACGTAAATTGAATTATCAATAAACGCATCTCTTAATTTTAATAACTCTTTATTCTTTGGTTTTGTTTCTAACCATTTCTTAATTAGTTCTCCAATTAATATTTGGTTATTACTATATTCTAAATCTTGTATGTTCTGTATTTTGTTTCTCATATTTACATTTCTAACAAATGTAAGAAAAAAAACAATGCTACATAAAAGATAGCCCAGCCTAAAGCTGCATAACCTAATATTTTTAGAAAGTTTTCTTTGTTCTCTTTTTTAGATATTTTCTTTGCTATATAATATCTTCTGTTTCCGTTATCTTCGTAATAGTATTTCATTATGATAAAATTAAGTTTACAATAGTAGCAATAACTAATAATACAAATGCTACTTTGATTGTGTTAAACATAGCTTCTTCCTTTTTAGGATTACGCCCTTGATTACTTCTATACTGTCTTTTTTTCATAGTATATTTTTTTCTAATTGTTTTATAGCTGTCATAGCTTCTAATAACCATTCTTTATGTGAAGGTGTAAGGTCAGCATAATCTTTTAATGAAGATAGTGTGCCTTCTGCAATGCCAATTAATTGGGCATTTGTTTTTGTATGTATTTTATCTATAGCCATTTGTCAAGTATTAAAAAGGGAGCTGTTACACTCCCTGTTTGTTATTAGTTAAACCATTGGTCTTGAGCATCAATTTTTGTTAATCTTTGAACTGACATTGCTTGTATGCCCATAGCTCTTAAATGCTCTCTTGCATCTCTTGCTCTAATAATGTTTTCAAGCACAACAATTATTGATTGTCTTTCTTTTTGACCAACTGCAACACTAATTAAAAATGTGTTACTAAATGTTTCGGTTTCTTCTAACCATTCTTTGTGTTTTTCTAATCTATTCATAATTTGTTTTGTTTAAATAACTGCTTCATTGCAATTATGTAGCTAATATACAATTAATTTTAATATAATCAACAAAAAAGTTAATAAGATTTATTTTATTCTTGAAATTGTACAATATCACAATCTTTACAATAGTAGTAATCTGTGTTGTCTTTACCTGAATATATAGTCATTGTCTGTTTACATTTTTTACATTCCATATCATTGTATATAATATTTACCCCTATTGGGATTCTGTAGCTGGTAACTTACTGCATATCTAATGGCATCTATTAAATGGTTGTGTTTATCTATAGGTGTATTAGATTTTCTTTCAAGCCAACTGTAGTTGTTAAGTTCTTTGATTAAATTAATACTTTGTTCGTCTACTATTAAATCATAGTCTTGTAATAATGATATTCCATAAGTAATAGAACCAGCTCCTTTTATTGAAGAAACTATATTACATCCTTTTTGTTTTAATTCATAGATCAATCTTTTTTCTGCAGCATCTCCAATTATTAAATTGTCTGTAGCGTGTTTCATATTTAAACGTGCTATTTCTGTTGTTGTTAAACCATTTAAGTAAAAACATTCTTTTAAATAAATAATCTTTCTTGTAGTATCTATATTAGTTTCTACTAATGTGTTAGGGTCATTAAATCCAAAGTCTTGACCAAATACACTAACGCCTACTTTTTTAAATTCTCCTATTGACCAGTTAGTTAAGATTACACCTTCAGCTTTATTTAACCATCCTCCCAGCATTTGATGTTTATATTTTTCTGGTCTGCGTTGTTTAATGTTCTCTATTTGGTTTATATAACTTTCTGATAGGTTCTTTAAGTTGTCTAAATAGGTAGTGTGTATGTAAGTAATATTATCTTTAGATTCATTAGTACCTTCTTGTATTCCTTTATCCTCGAAGAATCGTTTGTATATCCAATGTTCTTTAGTTGTAGGATTTAGTATTAGTATTACTCTATTATGTTTGCCTTGTTGTCTTACTGATAAATCTATCTTATCAAATGTATCTTCATTAGTAAGTTCTTCTGCTTCATCTAATACAAACGTTGTAACGCCTTGTAATGACTTTAGATTAGCTGTTTGATCTCCACTTGATGTTTTGATGCCCTTAAAGATTATCTTGCTCCCAGAACGCTTATTTCTTATTTCATCTTTTGTGATATGAAAGTCATCAAAGATTTTAAGCAGTTCAAGTTTTTCAATAAATTCAGGAATAATAGAAATATAAGTAGAAGATAAAGTGTAACGAGTAAACAAAATAGTATGCCCAGCTTCATATGTTAAAAGAACTAATAGGAGGTTTACTGAAAAAGATTTACCTGATCCACGACCACCTGTTACAATAAAGTACCTCCCATCTGATTCTGCAATAGGAGAATACTTTTTATTTATTTCAATCACTTAAATTTGATTAGGTCTTTAAAGTTTACGTTAAAGCCATCACTTGAAGATATGTCTACAGATTCTTTAGGTTTGCCATATCTATAACCGAAATATAGATTCATAGCTCTTGAATCTCCTTTTAGTATTTGTTTGCCTAAAGTTTTAATTACTTCA